CTGTCTCAAACCAATCTTCCCTACGTCCTTCTGCTTCTACGAATCTGCAATACCTACTCTTCGCAATATACTCTTGATAAAAATCCATCAGTCTATTTCCTTTATAAGTTTATCGTAATTATCTTCTACTAAATCTTCAAATCTATTTAGTATATCAGATGAATTGAGGTCGAGTAGTTCTAGTACATCGACCTCATCCAACATGCTAAGTTTTTCTATGAGTTCAGAAATCGTTAGGTTCACGCTCGTTCTCCATATCTTCGTTAGTCATTACAACCAACGCAGCATACCCACCTATGTCATGCCATGAATCATTAAGAAGATAGTTTCCATTGAGAATCCTAGCCATCTTATTAGCAATCATGTCTAAACTTTCACGAGCATACTGTGGCATGTTATAATAGTTAGGTGATTGTCTCATCACTGCTTTGATGTCCTGACTAATCTGACCTACCACTTTGTACTGTCCGTACTGTCCTTCTCTTGCTGCTAGTGTATCTTTAATCTCCATACTGTTTCCTTAAATAGTTAATCGACACAGGCATCTCGTCAAAGCTACCATCGTTTACTTCGTTCAGCATCCAGACACCAGACCAACTACCATTAGTCTGAGGAGTTAGATAGTCCTCGTCATGTTGATAGAAGATACCAGCAAAGATACCAGTGATGCCAGCACCATCAGCCTTCTTACTAAAGGAGATAGCTCTGTCTTGAACGTGTCCCATTATACACGACATGTGTTTCTTTTGCAAGAGAAGATTAGGATTACTTACAGGTCTACCCATCACACCAGATGTGAAGTAATGGCTGTAAGCTATACCGTTAATGATAGGTACATCAAGAAAGTCTTTGACATCCCAGTTGTATTTCTTTAGATTGAAATCATCATAGCCTATCAAACCTTCTAGCTTTCTATCAGACTCGATAGCTCTGTCGATACGCTGTTCATGATTACCTATTAGAAATATCTTCTTAGGTTTCCATACCTTCTTCTTGTTAACCTTCTGTTTCTTTTGCTCATCAATGATAGGTTTCATGAACACATCCATAGCCTTGTTACCTGCTTCGATGTCATCGTTGTATGTCCTACCCTCGAATGCTTTCTTACCAATGTCATACACAGACAGGCTAGGCATGTCCCAGTGATCTCCTAAGTGGACAATCACATCAGGCTTAGTCTTAACTGCGTACTGACCTGCCCACTCTAAATGCTCAAACGAATGTCCAGGCTTACACTGTGTGTCAGGGATTACTAAATGTCTCATGCTGATCTCTCCAATAACTGTAAGTAATAGACCGCATCTACAACTACTAGAGGGTCTGACTTGTTTTGTTTAACTACTAACACAGGTTCTCTATCTTCAGGACAGTTGTCTTTAGCCTGAGAATAGAAAGCATATAAAGCCATAGACTCTCTTGACTTACACTCAACAGATATCTTTAGCTTATCACCTGCTAGTTGAGAGAACAAGATGTCCTCACCTCCAGCACCCATACTAGTAGACCTTACATCGTCTTTGGAAAAGGGAAAGAGTTCGAGGATTTGATCTCTGAACCATTGCTGTAACTTTCTTCCTTTCGCTTTTGCACTTTGGGTTTTGATGTCTTTCTCCTTATATCTAAAAATTTATTTAGACGGACTTTCTTTATCTTAGTGATCCAACCTTTAGGTATATGTAGCCTTGAGTTAGATTGTTCATTAGATAATGCAGCAGCAATACATATAGCTGAATCGTCTTCTGATACAACAAACCCCATGCTTAATACAGGATGTATGTTAGGCTTAACATTATCTTCCCAACCACAATCAGACAAAGCATCCCACCATTCTATATAAACTATTTCTGGAAATTCTTTGGTGTCCAAAGCTGCCCATATTTTCTTCGTATCCATAATAATTGCGCTCTCTCGGTTAGTTTATCAATGTCGTTGTCGTAAGCAGATAGAACCTCATCGAACAGTTGTTGTTCACCTTCGCAGTCTTGTAGTATCTTGGTGGCTTTTTTAATACCTATACCTTTAAGACCTGGAATGTTATCAACACGATCACCAGTTAGTATCTGCGTATAGAAGTTTCTTATACCATCTTCTTCCTTTACGTAATATAATTCTTGCTTAACAAAGTTGTAGTGCCAACCACGTAGCATGTCTAAGTCTTTATCAATAGACATGACACACGCACGATCTTCAGGTAGATCATAGACAGCAATGCCTATAGCATCGTCAGCCTCTTGACCTTCTACTAACTCAAAGCCCCACTTGCTAGTCAGGTACTCACGAAGTGTATCATAATGCACAGGCTTTCTAGCCTTAGCTCTGTTACCCTTGTAAGTAACCTCAGTAGCTATGTCTTGTCTGTAATTTGTCTTCCCTGTTATGAAACCAAAGTAAGCCTCAACACCTTCAACACTTAGTAGGTTGTCGATAAAGTGTCCCATCCTAGAGATGGCAAACTTCTCTTCTTCTGGATCATTAACGGAGAACCCTATCCTGTAGACTAGGATGTCCCCATCAATGAGGGCTGTTACATCCTGCATTGATGGGGCTTTCATTACAAGGCTTCCTCTAAGTTATCATCAAGAGCTTCACCATCAGCCTCATACACAATCAAGTCAGTGATGACTAGCTTATTGATACCTGCGGATACACCTGCCTTACCTTTGAACTGATAAGCATACGGTTTAATCCACGCTACTCCCTTTGATCCATTACCTACCTTACCTGATACACCTGAACCATCTGGCATCTCAGTCTTGATAGGAAACTTCTTAGACTTAGCTACAATATAGAAGCCTTTATCTTCCTTGCGCTTCACTTGAATACCTTGATCCTCTAGTGCAGCAACTGCACCATCAGATAGGTTACACAAATCAACCTGATACTTCTCAGACATCTGGTTGGGTGTGTCAAGGAAAGCCCACATGATATCAGCTTTTACCTTTATTGCTCTTAGATCTTGCATTGTACTTCTCCTTAGTGTGTTGCTGCCCAATTAGATCCTACTTTATACTCGCCATCGAGTGGACAACGTAGCCCTAGTGCGAGTCCTGCTTCCTGAATTGCCTGTATGCCAGCTTGACCTACAGATTCTGAAAGTTCTTTTGTCGTTTCTATCTGCCATTCATCATGAACATTAGCTACAAACGATGTATCCATTATACCACATTTTATCTTAGATTGCAAGAGTATCAAAGACTTTTTCATTACGATACTACCTGCTGCTTGCAACAAAGTATTGAGTGCAGAGTGTTGATGACGAACCTGTAGCTTACGTCCGTCAAGTCCTGGTAACCACCCACGTTTAGCTAACCTACTGACCTTGTTCTTCAAGGCAGACAGTGCAGGTGTGTTGTCGAGGAAGCTGGCTATTAACGAAGCACCTTCAGCTTCACCACCACCTACGATACTACCTATCTTAGCAGGACCAGCCCCATAAAGAAAAGCATAGATGAAAGTCTTTGCTTGATCCCTATCATTTAGACCAGCACTAATCATGTTCTTTGTATGGATGTCACCCTCTAGTATCTCTCGTGTGTACTCATCGTCACGCATGTAGTGTGCAAGCATACGTAACTCAAGACCACTAGCATCAATCCCTACAAGTACATTACCGTCCTCTACTGTCCAACACTCACGACACTCCTTACCAAACGGATTACCTACACGAGGAACCTGTGCCAGATTAGGTTTGCTGTGCGTCATCCTACCTGTCACTGCTCCGTTGGTGATGACCTTACAGTGAACCCTGTCGTTGTTATCTGCATGGTCAATCCATGATTCAACTTGAGCCAACCGTTTCTGTAACAGTAAGTATTCTGCAATGAGTCTAGCTTCAGGTAAGTCAATAGCTTGTAATACTTTCTCATCTACAATCACCGATCCTTTCTCTGTGTGTTTAGTTGGCTTCCAACCCATGACCATCAGACGTTCTGCTATCTGCTTACGTGACCCAGGGTTGAACACTTCTACTTTATCCTTCAGTCTTTTACCTGTCTTCTCACTGAACCTTACAGTTACAACAGGTCTGAAAACTTCTTGTAGTTCTTCCTCAATTTCGTGTAGTCTTTTCCTCCAACCTGCCAGAAGGAATAACGCTTTCTTAACATCAAGTTTAAATCCTTTCTCTTCTTGTTGTCTGATGATAACAGCGACATCATGCTCGATATCCAATGAGTCACCCCATACCAATAGATCATTGCTAAGACGCTTATGTAATGCTTCGGTAACAGATACGTCTTGTTTGCAATAGCTGACCATCTCTTCTGTAAGCCCACCATCAAAGTCTTTAAAGTCATCCTTGTAGTTTCCTAGTCTTTGACCCCAAGCTCTGAGAGAGTGACCTCCCTCCTTGTGTGGACTCAGTAGTCTTGACATGACTAGCGTGTCCTCCACACTGTGATGATCTGTGTTGATACCCCAGACTTTTCTTAGCACAGGCTGATCGAACCCTATTATATTGTGTCCTATCAACGTGCTTTTTTCTGTTAGGTATTCTGCTAATTGATCTTTCTCGTCCCATACTTTTATCTCCTTAGTTGTTAAGTCTTTAGTGACAGCACACCAGATATGCGTGGCTGTGCTGTTAGTCTCTATGTCAATGATGATTGATCTCATAGTACATCTTCCTCTTCGTCTTTACGTTCCACCATTCTACCAGAATCCAGGTCATAAAGCAAGCGACAAGCAGGACCAGTGAGTCCAGAGAATCTGTTCTTGAGTACACGTACATGAGTGGTATGTCTCTCAAGTGGATCATCATCCTGACCATTACGTTCCAGTCCAATCACTAGGTCTGATAGCTGTGCGATAGAACCAGAGCCACGTAATTGTGACAAAGATGTGGCAGCACCTTCCTCATGTCCCTTACCATCAGGTCTCTTGAGATGAGACACAACGAACAGTGAGATGCCACACTCAGCCACAAGCATACGTAGCTTAGTCATGATCTCATCAATAGACTTACGCTCATCGCCTGACCCTTGTGCTGACACGACTATGGACACGTGATCCAAAAACACGAACTTACACCCTAGACCTTTAGCGAGGAAGCGAACTCGACTCAGGATATTATCAATACTCGTTGACCCGAAGTGATCGAACAAGAACATACGACCTGTGCCTAGCGTAGCATCAAACGACTGACGCAACTCGTCAGTGCTGTACTCTACATCAGGTAGGTGTAAGGGTTTGTTAGCATGAAGAGACATGATAGAACGTGCTGTCTTGTTGGTTGATTCCTCCAAGAACATCAGCCCTATGTTGTGGTCTGTGTTGTTAAGCACATGCCACACTAACTCTCTTACGAACTGTGACTTACCTAGTCCTGACCCTGCTGTGATAGTCACAAGCTCCTCACGTATACCATACGACAGCTTGTTCAGACCCATGAATGGGTAGTCAACAACGCTCTTCTCGACAGGCTTAGATACGCTTTCCCATAGTGTAGATCCATCAATGATACCGTCTGGCACATAGCGTTCGGACTGCCACCACTTCTCAAAGAATAACTTCTCATCTCCTCGACTCAAGTAATCGCAAGCATCCTTGAACTCAGACGTACACTTGAAGACCTTGATCTTAGATCCAAAGACATCAGCTATCTGCTTCGATGCTTCGTGTCCTTGAGTGTCGTTATCCATGAACACAACGATAGAGTCAAAGCTATCAAGCCATTCATAGTGTTTACGTATGTCCACACCTGCTGACCCTGATCCATTCCTGATTGATACAACAGGGTACTTACTACCTAGCATCTGGTAGCAAGCAAGAGCATCCATCTCACCTTCAACTACAGTTACGTACTTACCTCCCTTGTTAAACAACTGTTGTCCAAACAGACCTCCGTCTCTCCAATCACCTACGGTAGAGAACTTCTTATCTGCTATGCTTCTCTTCTTGTAAGCAACTACATCGTTGTCCTTGTGATAAGGGAACCAGTAGTTGTTACTATCTTGAACAACACCATACTTCTCACATGTTGCTTTGGTTATTCCTCTGCTGATGATGGTCTTAGACATAGCACTATCGTCTGGTTCCACCAGTTTAGTAGACATGAGTGTCATCTTATTCCTTTGTGGTTGATTGTTGTCACCTGTCCAATGCCTAGTCTTACATGAGAAACAATACGTTGAGTTCTCGTAGTAGGTCAAAGCATCTGACGAGCCACAGTCATTACATGGTTGATGTGTTTTTATTTTATTCATAATAAATAATAATCTATAATATAATTAGTAATAACTTAAACAACTAAGTCATAGTTTAGCATACTTTTTTTAATCTGTCAAGTTTTTCTTGTACTGATCTGACTGCAAGAAGAACTGAATAGCATACCCTCGTTTGTTAAAAGCAGACTGTAACCTATCGACAATGAAGTCAATAGGGTACTCGTCTCCCTCTATTGAGTTAACTAAATCAGATAGCAACCCTTCATGATATGCTTCCTCTTGTGCCACTGTCATCTCGTACTCGTGTCCATCTTGATCGTAGTATTCGTCATCCATTTGTTTCTCCTTTAGTGGTCATCGACAATAATATTTTCTATACCATAGAACATGTCTGCTGTGTTCTTACTATCAAGCTCGTCAGGGTACTGCGTGTCTGACTCATGTAAGTAGTTTAGATTACCCATTACATTAAGATCAACAGACTTAGAACAATCTAAACACAGGTCAACAAACTCTTCTGATGATTCAGTTTTCATACTACTCTCGTAGTTGTTTAACACTTTGTTACATGCATTGCATCTCATCATCCTTCTCCTAGTTCGTAATTAAAAGTTAACGCTTTCCATGAGTAAGGGTATAGTCTACCACACTCTTCATGTATACGCAACGCTACTTGCATGGTTTCTTTTTGTGCATCATCTCCTGTGCGTAGACTACACACACGTGAGAAAGCAAACAGACTACCAGACCAGTACCATTCAGTCATCATCGACTGTGGTAGTACAGCCCTCGCTTGCTCCTCACACACGCCCAAACCTAGCAACTGATTGTATGCCATTGTGCATTTGTCATGAACCTCATCCAACATATTCGTGGCGTGGTTGTCATGCTCTAACTTACCACCAGACCCTTGCTTCTTATCCTCTGTGGCTTGTCTCCAGCCTCCTGACGGACTCCAATACTCAGGGGTATACCTGACATACCTTCGACTGATTTCATTCCAACACAGCCCCACCTGATGCTTGCCAAGCTGACGCGCTACAAAGATAGGTGCCTTGATCCTGAACTGCAAGAAGCAATGCGCGAAGGGTGACCAGTGGTTGTACTTAGCTAAGTATTTTATCAACCCATAGTCACCTTGTTCTACCTTCATGTGTTGCTTGTTGAAGCTGACACGAGCAGCATTTACCACAGTCAAGTCGCTACCCATATGGTCTAGTAACTTAACCTCCATCATACTATCCCCCTCGGAGGTGCGTCACCCTCATCACAACGTGGTTGTAACTCCTCAGCATTCTCTTGAACGACAACACATTCCCATTCAAAGAAGTCATCAAACGTTCCGTCTTCTGCAAGTGCTATTGCATCGTCATAACTCTCAGCCTGTACCTCTTTGGTGTACAACAGTTCAACATATAACTTATAACTCTTCATCTTATAACCTCCTCAGTAATAGTATACGAACGTTTAACAATCTGATACTTATCATCAGAACCCTTGAACATCTCGTCATGGGCTAAATCTCTCAAGAATTTAATAGCTTCCTCCTCCTCATCAAAAGTTAATACTGCCTCTATACCTCCATCCTTTTTTGTTACCTTGATAACGTACTCATTTGTGACTACCTTCATACCCTACCTCCCATCAATCCAGAGATTAAATAATAACAGATCCACACATAACATGCAAGACCCACCCACAACCAACGCTCTAATTTACTCATGCTCTACCCCTATATCTCATACACTTATTCGACAACGCTAATAGCCCTGTCCCAATACAACCTGTTAAGCTCTGACTTTGGCATGACCTCCATGCCTATCTCTTGACGTAGTATCTCCTCATCTGTAAGCCCCTCTGTAAGGTCATCAAGAGCTTCACACGCCCTTATCTCCTCCTCATATAGTGTACCCCTATCACCCACCCATACAACGTAGCCTCCTGCCTCCTCAGTAGCCTCGTTGAATATCGCATCTCCGTAATCGTACTCACTCATATCATTAGCCCTTTAATAAAGTAATGAACAACCACCACCACGCACACCGCACGTGGTAGCATCCATAAAAAATCTTTAATCATAACTCTACTTACTCCTTAGACGTTGGCAATTCAGTTTATCGGCTTCAATTAACCCATTAAGAAAAGCCATCATTTCATTTCCGCTAACCCTGTGATGAATATATTTTGAGTCTAAGGTTAACTGCCATCCGCGTTTATAATAATTCATTTCATAGTCCAGTTCTAACTCTTTGTTAGACTCAAAACCTAACAGCCAGTTAACCTCATTTAATTTTTTGAATAACGTTTGTTTCATTTTTTATTTCTCCTTTATGAGTATTGTAATTGGTAATTGTAATTTTCTTCAACCAGTTCTTTAATGGTTTCAAACATCCATCTTTCACCGTCTGGTGTTCTTCTCGGTAACTCGTGTAAAATATCTACTACTACTTGAGCCTTACTAATGTCACCATACACTGCTTGCTCTACTGCGTTGATTAAAACATTGTGAAATCTTTCATCGTTGTTAATCCAAAGTGCTGTATTCCAATGCGCTCGTGACTCGTATCCGTTGTAAGTTGTCATTTTTATTTCTCCTTTATGCTTCGTCTGTTTGGTTAATATTAAATACTGTGAAATACTTGGGAACTTGTGCCATCTTTAACTCTCCCGTTTTCTTGTTTCTCTTCTTGATTGTTACGACTCGCATAAGTCCAATTCCTTTTTCTCCTTTTCTAACTTGTCTCCCTACCTCTTGGGCTTGTTTATACGTTAAGAAACGGGGGTCATCGTATCCGCTCATTGATAGAGCGACAAAGTTTTTTCCTGTATATGGTTGTTTTGTAACATAATTTAACATGGTTTTATTTCTCCTTTTTGGTTATTAGATATGCTTCATTTACTATAAATTTTGGTGCTTTGCCTCTGTATTTCTTGTCGATCCAATCATTATACACCCCATCAACTAAGCACGCAACATGATTGATTGAGCCATGAAACCTAACGTAATACGTACCCTTGTTGTATTTCTGGGCAAATTGATTAGCGTTCAACCCTACTGTTCTAAGTCTGCCACTTCTTGTTACCTCTAAACTACTATTATATATCCGCTTAGAACTATAACCAAACGCTTCAAGCGCTTCGCGTTGCGTTGGATAACCTGCCCCACGCCTGAATTTTCGCCCATGCTTTGATAGTTTACGTTGGCAACGTTTGAACGAATAGCCCGTGACTGTTGCCAATGCGTTGACTGTACAAAAACCAGCATCACCGAGCTTGTAACCTATGTCACGTAAAATTAAATAATCTTGCATTGTAAAACCTCCTTTTGTTAATGCGTCTAACGCTTTATGCTCTAAAACGCTAGAGGCATTAGCCTCACACTATAACAAATTTCTAAGGGCTTTCAGTCTCTCAAGCGTTCGCGCCCCTATGTTATCGTGTAAAGCTTTGTGCCTTACTTTGTTCGGGACTGATCATCATTAATGATTACATTGGCTCAATTAATGAACTCTGATTCTGCCCGTCCCGAATGATTTTAATTTGGACTAGTTAGAAAACTTACGCAGGCTTTAAGGCTCCGGCTCCACCGCCAATGCGGTTTCTGCTCTGCGTCTAACTAGTGATCAAGGTTATTGCTCACTCGGTATGATTAGAACGATATAGAAACCTTCGCGACGTGTCAAGCATTTTTTTAATTATTTTTAAAATAAATTTTTATCGCTTATTCCCAAAGATGAAACACGCGCGCGCATGCGTTATATATACCGATGAAATGATATGTTATAACATAACCTACCCTACCTCTCGGATGTTTTAAATATGCACCCCACTTCATATATTCTTTTTCACATTATGAAATTACTTATCAGGTGCATCAAGAAGAACGCGCATGTACGTGATCCTTATGACGCGCATGTTCCTTATAACGCGCAGGTACCTGTTTATACACGCCTACGCAGACATGGGGGGAGGGGCTACGCAGCTCTGTCTATTATATATATACCCTAACAGACACAATAAAAGGTAAAATAGGAATAATACTGCATATATTAATAAAAAATAATAAGAAGAATGTACATTTAGAATCAATAAGTTATAATATGGTCTGGACAGCGTACATTTAGAACTAAATAGTAGGTGTTCCCTACAAAAAAGTCTCCGAGTAATACCTAACCTATGCAAATAATGCTTGACATTTACCTTGATTTGTGGTATAATGCTGTTCTACTATGTAGACTAAGAATCAGATTATAATTTTTAATACTATTATCATTCGTCTTTTACTACATAGTATTATTAATTAGATAAAGGATAATCATTTGACCCTTGAAGATAAACCTGTAAAAAGAAAAAGAGGAAGACCACGTAAAACAGACGTTGAAGCAAAGAAGAAACGTGGTGTTGTTGGTAGACCTCCAGGTGAAGCTGCAAGAATCAAAGAGTTTCATGCACGATTGTTAGCAACTAGTGGTGAAACAGTAATAAATACTATCATCAAGAAGGCATTAGATGATGAAGACAAGGATCAAGTGGCATGTTTAAAGATGTGTATTGATCGTGTGCTGCCAATGTCCTACTTTGAGAAAGGTAAGGATGCAACAAGAGGAAATGTTAATATACAAATATCTATGGTTGGTGATACAAAGGCTGAAGTCATAGATCAACCACAAGATATTGAATACGAGACCGTAGATGTCAGACCTGAAGATTAGTTTACTGCCCTGGCAACAGGAGGTATGGACAGATGAGTCTAGGTTTAAGGTTATAGCTGCTGGAAGACGTACAGGTAAGAGTATGTTAGCAGCGTGGAGACTCATAGTGTCTGCGTTAGAAGCTAAGAAGGGTCATGTGTGGTATGTAGCCCCTACGCAAC